AAGGTTTCTTTAGATTTAAAACTATTAGGAGAAGCAAGTTTCCAAGTTACATACAAAGATAAAAAAGTATATAAAGCAGAACACTTTCCACGTCAAACATTACGAGCAGAGAAATGTAACGAAGAAGGAGAAATAGAAGCTTATTACTACCATCCAGATTGGGTTAATATTAAACCATCTGACAAGCCTAAAAGAATTAAAGCTTTTGGATTTGGTAACGGTACTGAGCCTGAAATTAAAATAGCTAAAAGATACGTTTCAGGAATGGACTACTACTGTCCTCCAGATTATATTGGTGGTTTAGCATATGCAGAACTAGAATCAGAAGTATCAGACTATTTAATCAATGACGTCACAAATGGTTTTAGTGGTACTAAGGTAGTAAACTTCAACAATGGAGTACCAGACCAAGACCAACAGTTAAGCATTAAGAATGATGTAATGCGTAAGCTTACAGGAAGCAGAGGAGAAAAGGTAATCATTGCCTTTAACAACAACGCTGAAAGTAAGACTACAATTGATGACGTGCCTTTAAATGATGCGCCAGCACACTATGAGTACCTTTCTACTGAGTGTTCAAACAAATTAATGGTTGCTCACCGTATTACTTCGCCTTTACTTTTAGGGATAAGAACAGGTAACAACGGACTAGGAAATAACGCTGATGAAATCAAAACAGCATCGTTGCTATTCAACAACGTTACTATAAGACCATATCAAGACCTTTTAATAGACTGTATTGACGATATATTAGCTTTTAATGGTATATCACTAAAACTATATTTCAAGACCCTACAACCGCTAGAATTCATTGATACAGATAATGCAATAACAGACGAAGCAAGAGAGGAAGAAACAGGTGTTAAACTATCTAAGTATTCTTTTAACGATGAAAAGGCTTTTGATTTGCTAGACGAACTAGGAGAAGAAGAAGATTTAGACGAATGGGAATTAGTAGACGAAAGACAAGTAGACTACGACCAAGAAGAAACGCTAGACAAAATGATAGGTTTAGCTTCTACAGGAGCTGCAAGACCAAACGCAAAGAGTAAACAAGATGGTGAATCTGAAGGAATGAAATTCAAAGTTCGTTATCAATATGCACCTTTAAGAACTTCTGCAAATAGTAGAGAATTCTGTTCTAAGATGGTTGCATCTAAAAAGATATACAGAAAAGAAGATATTATCCAAATGGGTAACCAAGCGGTAAATGCAGGTTGGGGATTAAATGGTGCTGACACTTATTCTATTTGGGAATTTAAAGGTGGTGGAGACTGTCACCATTTCTGGATGAGAAAAACCTATATGGCTAAAGGAACTACACCAGATGCAAAGAATCCTAAAGCAGAGGTAAGTGTAAACAAAGCAAAGAAAGAAGGTTTTACACCTGAAAAGAACGAATCAAATGTGGCTAAACGACCAACCGATATGCCTAACAACGGTTTTGTAAATAAATAAGAAATGGCAGAAGCACTATTAATAGGAAGAGCAGACATAGTTAAATTTACTGCAATGAATGGAAACGTAGATACGGATTCTTTTATTCAATGGATTAAAACAGCTCAAGATATACACATACAAAACTACTTAGGTACAGACCTTTTTGAGAAGATACAAGCCGATATAATAGCGGGTACTTTAACAGGAGACTATTTAAGCCTTGTAAACGTCCATATAAAGCCTATGCTGATACATTGGGCAATGGTTGAGTATTTACCCTTCGCAGCTTATACAATTGCTAATAAGGGCGTATTTAAGCATTCTAGCGAAAACGCTGAAAACGTATCAAAAGACGAAGTAGATTACTTAGTTGAGAAAGAAAGAGACTTAGCACAATATTATACAGAAAGGTTTATTTCTTATATGAGTTTTAACAACACATTATTCCCAGAATACAGAACTAATACAAACGATGATATTAACCCATCTTACGATTCAAGCTTTTCAGGATGGGTATTATAAAAAGAAAGAAAGTAGGTACTTATAAGCCTAAACAAGATAACGTAATTAAACTAACTAATTATCTAAACAACATAGATAACAAAATAGAGAATAAACTATTGTATAAGTATGGCAAATAGCATTAACTGGGGCGTAGTATATTGCATAACAAACTTTGGTAATCAGGATGATATGACTAATTCAATTCAACAAGACTCAAAGCCAACTTGTTTTAACTAATTATGGCAAACAACATTAACTGGGGTAAAATATACTGCTCAACTGAATTTGGAGACGTTTTTAATACAACGGATGACATACCACAATTTTCAGCACCTATTTGTTGGGCAGGAGTATTAGGATTTTCATCAGACAACATAAACATATTAGCAGATACAACATTATACACAGCAGATGCAACACAACTTTAAATAAAATAAAATGGCTAAACAAACGGTAAATATTGGTAGTGCGGCAAATGATGGGACTGGAGACCAGTTAAGAAATGCCTTTGATAAACTAAATCAAAACAACGATGAAATCTATGGAGATAACTTCGTAACAGAAGATATGCTTAATGATAACATTGTAGGAGCGGATGAGCTAAAAGTAACTGGAAACGGTTCGGCTGGTCAAATCCTTACGTCAAACGCAGACGGAACTTTCTCTTGGACTACAGGCGTAGCTGGAGATATCACAGGTGTTGAAGCGGGAGATGGTTTAACAGGCGGAGGTACTGGAGGCGATGTTACTTTAAACGTAGCTGCAGGTACAGGTATCACGGTAGCTGCTGATTCCGTTTCTCTTGCTACTTCTGTACAAGACGAAATAACTTTAAATACGGCTAAGACTGGCATTACTACTGCACAGGCAGCAGACATTGTAACTAACAACGCAAAGGTTTCTGACCAAACGGTTGTTTTAACTGAAGGAGCAAATGTTACAATTACTGGAACTTATCCTAGTTTTACTATAGCATCTGACGACGTAGTAGGAGCTGTTAATTCTGTAAATGGAGATACTGGAGTAGTTGTTTTAGATACTGCAGATATAGCAGAAAATACAAACCTATACTACACAGAAGCAAGAGTATCTGCTAATTCAGCGGTTGCATTAAATACAGCTAAAACAGGTATTACTTCTGCACAGGCTTCAGAGATTGCAGCTAACACACTTAAAGTAGGAATCACAACAGCACAAGCTGGAGATATTGTAAATAATAATGCTAAGGTAACTAACGCAACACATACAGGTGATGTTACTGGAGATGGAGCATTAACTATTGCAGATAACGTTGTTAACGCAACTAAACTAGATGTAACTGGTGATGGTACTGCGGGACAACTTTTACAGTCTGATGGTGATGGCTCAATGACTTGGGTAACTGGTGTAACGGGAGATATTACAGCTGTTACTGCAGGAGACGGATTGACAGGAGGTGGTGCTGCAGGAGACGTTACTTTAAATGTAGTAGGTGGTGATGGGATTACCGCTTCAGCTAATGAAATTTCTTTATCTACAACCGTTGCGGGAGATGGTCTAACATTAGCCTCAGGTGTATTAGATGTTAATGTAGCTACAAGTCAGATAGCTGACGATGCTGTTACTTCTCCTAAACTTGCTTTATTTGATGACAATTTAGCTGCTACTGATACCCATATACTTATAGCTAATGGTACTGACTTCTTTAACAAGGCTATGTCAGGAGATGCCACAATAACTAATACAGGAGCTATTACAATTGCAGACAATGTTATTGACGCTGATAAGTTAGACGTAGTAGGTGACGGCACTGTTGGTCAAATCTTAACCTCAGATGGAGACGGTTCTATGAGCTGGACTACTGGAGTAACAGGAGATGTAACTGGAGTTACGGCTGGTGATGGACTTACTGGTGGAGGTACTGGAGGAGACTTAACACTAACGGTAGGTGCTGGAGACGGTATTACTGTTGCCGCCGATACTGTTAGTTTAGCTACAGGTGTTGCTGGTGATGGTCTTACGTTAACTTCTGGAGTATTAAGTGTAGATACAATTCAAACTGGGGATATAGCAGATGATGCTGTTACAGCTGATAAGCTAGCAGATGCTATTAATACATTAATATCAGATAACACAGCTAAGGTATCAAACGTAACTACAGACTTAAGTATAACAGGTACAACTGACGCAAGAACTATAGTTTCTTCAGACGGTACAGACGCTATTATACCAGTAGCTACTACAAGTGTATCTGGTCTTATGTCAAAGACTATATTTGACGAACACGAATTAAACAACGCTAAAGTATCGGGTACAGCTACTAACTTAACTAAAACAGTAAGCGGAACTGGATTTGCTATTAACTCCTCTGATGGAACTGACGTAGATTTATCATTAGCTGATACAAATAACTGGGGGTTAATGTCAGATGAGATGTTTGACGCTCAAGTACTAAATAACGCTAAAGTAACCAATGCTACCCACACTGGAGAAGTTACAGGCGATGGCGTTCTTACAATTGCTGACGGTGCAGTAATTGAAGATAGACTTGCTACAGACGCTGTTACTACAGTTAAGATAGAGGACAACGCTGTTAATGCTGACAAGTTAAATGTTACAGGTGATGGAACTGCAGGCGATGTACTGTCTTCAGATGGAGATGGTTCTTTTTCTTGGGTTGCTGTATCTTCAGGTGGAAGCTACACTGCTTCTTATGTTACTTCAGCACTTACATCTTGGACTGATAAAAATGTATATGTCTTTACAAACACATCCGATTTAACACATACTTTACCTAGTAGTCCATCAGTAGGTACTTCATTTAAAATGTCTTTAAGGTCTACGTCTACAAATACTTTAGGACGGAATGGTAATTCAATAATGGGATTAGCAGAAGATTTAGTATTAGATGATTTAACAGCTGCATTTGAGTTATTCTTTGCAGGTGGCGCACAAGGTTGGGTAATAATTGGAGCAAATTAATAATAAATAAAATAAATAAATATGAGTAATTTTACAACATTTTTTCCTTCTGGCGGTAGCGGTGGCGGTGGTATAAATTCCTATGCACCATTTAAAGTCACAGCTACAGATAATCCAGTTGGTTATAATGCTACTACTGGTTTATATACAAACTCAGTAGATGCATCTGTTTGGTTAAAAACTGGGAATACAATAGTAGATAGCGCATCTTCATATCCTAATGCTACGGGCCCCTCTAATATGGGCACAGCTTCAGGATTTACTTTTTCAACAACCTCCGAAACATCCTTCCCTACAGGTATAACCTTTGATAGTGTAAATTCCTTTTACTATGTTGCAGACCGAATAGGAAGCGTGTACCAATATAACACGGCAGGTGTTTATACAGGAGTAAATTGGTCTATTGGGTTCAGTAATTCAACAGGTATAACATATTATGGAGGTAATATCTACATATGTGATAAATCAGGGAATAGGGTTGTAGAATATACTACGGCAGGTGTTGCTACTGGATTCACTTTTTCTGTATCTACACAATTAACCTCACCACAAAGTGTGTGGCGTGATGCTACACACTATTATGTAGGAAGATTCCAAGTTTATCAATATACTACAGCAGGTGTTTATACAGGTTTATATGGATTTAACACTACTAATGTAGTTAACGGTTTGGTTAGTGATGGAACTAACAACCTGTATGCAATAGAAAATAGTTCTAGGGTAGATACTTTATACCTTTCAACAGGACAACCCACAGGTCAAACATTCAATTTTTCCACAACTAACCAAGATGATATCACTTTGAATGCCTCTAATAATTTTGTTACAGTGTCAGATGCCAATAACAACGTTACGGAATGGTATGGGCCAGATGCTCGCCTTGTAGGAGACTCAACAGCGAGAACCGATGCAAGTGGTTCGGGGCAACCTTTATTTATTAAACTAAAATAATACTATTATGAGTGAAGAAGTAGAAGAAGTACAAATGACAGAAGAAGAAATTGCAGCAGAAATAACTTGGAGAAACCGAGAGTTGAAAAACACTGATTGGATAGTGATGGTAAACGACCATCCCGAAAGACCTTTGTATTATGATTACAGAGCTAGGTTAAGAGATTGGACTGATTCATCTGATTTCCCAGACACTAGACCAACTTTGTAATAAAAACTTATGCAAGATTTGAAGATATACGGATTGAATATTGGAGCAATGCTTTTTAGTATTGTAAATGAGTTTAACCCTATGCTTCAAACGATAGTATTGGTTCTAACAATAATCTACACAGCGGTTAACATATACAAACAATTCAATAAATAAAATGAGAATGAGAAAAAAGGAAATACTTCATTACAGCGGAGCAGCTGGAATATTCTTAATGGTAATCCTATTACTACTTTACCTAGCAAACAATTCTATCCCTTCAGACAATAAAGATATATTTGTATCTATTACGGGTATGATAGTTGGAAGTTTATCTGTAGTTATATACGCTCTTATAGGACGCAATCCAGAAGAGGTAGCTAACTTAGAGTCTAAAGTAGAGTCTCAATCTAAGCACATAGAAATGCTTGTTCAGCAAAAGGATGACATTGAAGAGATGTTAATTGACTTACAGAACAACTTAATTGAGAACCTATTCGAAGCTAAGAAATAGTATGAGAAACTTTGAATTATCTGAATTTGATTCACCAGATGAGCAAGGTTCTGGGAAGTATATGGATGAGAGCTTCTTATCTATGCTTGATGATGCTAGGGGTATCGCTGGTATCCCTTTTATTATCAACTCAGGATTCAGAAGTAAGAGTCATAATGCCTACGTTGGAGGTAAAGAACAAAGCAGCCATCTGTTTGGATATGCCGTTGATTTACATTGTACTGACTCAAGAAGCAGAAGTATTATCATTAGCTCCTTGCAGAAAGCAGGGTTTAGTCGATTTGGAATCGGAAACACATTTATCCATGTTGACTCAGACCCAGACAAGGATGCCAATGTTATCTGGACTTACTAGCACAGCGGGTAATACTTTAACGTATGAGTAAAAAGAAATTCAAAGATACTAAGGTTGGTCAGTTCTTACTGAATAAGATACCTAGTGTTGTAGGTTCACTTGCAGGAGATACTCCAGCAGGAAGCGTTAT